ACCAGTCAGCATCTTTTTTATTCTTAATTGGACCTCCTTCTTTGAAGTGATGAAGACCCCTAGATAAATCTGTTGTCTGAGGATTAAAAGTACCAGACACCGGATAAATTCGTCCGGTAAAATCTGCTTGTGCTACATGCCAAAAAGAACCTTCACTAAACTTTTCAGCTGTATCCAACATCATCATGCACTGAAATCGTTTAGCTCTGTTATGTGCATTTAGGTCATGGATAATAGAAGCTTCCCTTCTCCATTTCTTCCTAGCAACTTCATTGTCTGCTATGTCAAATGGCTTTGGTGGTAGAGGTTCTGCTTCTGCATCTATCAAACAACCAACAGGTGTACTTGTATTCCAGCAGTAGTTAGCAATCTCTAAAACCTTTTCATTAACTGCCCACTCCGTACCTTGCAAGGCATTAAGTGATTCGTAAAAAGCAGTTGGTTTCTTATTGCGTAAGTCATTTAGATAAATAGTGTCAGCAGTTTTTACTTCTTTAATCCTTCTTAGTCGTTCTGAATAAAAACCACCATCAGGCCAGTCTCTAGGTTTTATTAGACAAGGCATCAGCAAAGGATAAGCAGCTAATCTGCTGCTTTTTTGTCTCTTTATCCAGTTCATAGACTCCTCTGTAAATTCCAGATAAGTCTTTCTTGTTTTGTTATGAAAGTTTCCTCTGGTTGCCATCTTTACTAAGCCAACTGAGTGCATTAATAATTCAATTAGTTTTAATCCAACTCTTAACTTGTCTTCCTTACTCCACCTTTCAAACTCATAGCCATAGTTACGCATATGACCAAGCATCATTGTTCTTCTATAACCTGGATGCTTTGTATCTGATATGTGATTCTTTAACGTTTGAAAAAACTTAGGATCATTCTGCTGAAAGACCGAAAATCTAAGCTCATCCTCAAGCAAACTTCCAATCTTAATAGAAACAGCAGTAGCAGTAGCTTTTTCACTACTGACAAGATCTAAAACAGCTTTCCAAGTGATGTATGCAACAACATCCTGATTAGGAAACTTCTGTAATAGTTTTGCTGCTATTGCTTTTGGACCTGGTTTACCTCTCCAAGCTCTATCAACAAACTTTTGTATTTCGTCAGATAAAGGTTGTAAACCTGCCTTAATTAGGTGAACTGCATAGCTATTATCAGAAGCTCTTCCCTTCTCAATATTTAACTGGACTTTTCTACGGTAGGAATCAATACCTCTTGACTCCATTTCGTTCTCAATTTGAATCTGAATCTGGGCTGGATTCATAAGTAACTCCTTGTTTTATATCAGTAAAACGTAAGTTACTTACCAATCAGATTTATTGGTGCGAGTGGCCGGACTCGAACCGGCACGACCATTACAGTCTCTGGATTTTAAGTCTTGTCCCTTGTTAGAAAAAACAAAGACTTAAAGTAATAAATCTGGTTGGTAAGCATTGACTTACGCTTGCAAATCAACTGGCAATAGATGCACTGGACTTGCTTGTATTCAGCACTTTCACAGCTTCATGTAGCTGCTTTGGTGCATGGTGGGCATAGATCATTGTTGCTTGGATAGATTCATGACCCATCCAATCTTTAACAACCCCTAATGGAACACCCCTTTGCACTAAACGAGTAGCACAAGTATGACGGCAAAGATGTGGAACATACCACTCCTTTTCTGTATAACCAAGGTGATCTCTCACCCTATTCCAGATGTTTGTTATCCAATCTGGTTTGTAAGGAAATAACTTATCGGTAGGTCTACTCCTCAAATAGTAAGGAGTCAGGATTTTAACTACCACATCAGTCATAGGAACTGAAACAGGGTTATCACATTTACGATCAGGAAAAGTAATCTGCTTTAAATTAAAGTCAACATACCTTTTCTCTAGACCTAATAACTCTCCCCTTCTTGGTCCTAAATCTATTAAACACTTAACGAAATCATGGTGTTCATGTAAACCCCAATGCGTAAAAGTATCTAATAGTTGAACCTCCATTTCTTCAGTCAGGTAGTGTGTTCTACCCTTGCTTTCTTTTAACCTTTTAGGAAATTTAATCATAGTTATATGACCATCATTTTCCATTTCTTCTAAGGTTATTTTTAAATTACTAACCTTTTTATTAATAGTTTTATTAGAGTTATCAAAAGTTTCCCTATGATAATCAATTAAAACATTAATAAGTGGAGTAGTAATTTGATTGACTGGCAGATCACCAATAGCCCTGATGTTGTGATCCATCCTCATAAGATAGTAATCAGCATCAGGTGTACCACGTTTTCTTCTGTTGTAAACAGTCCTTACAGCTTGAGATAATCGTGGGCAAGTTCTCAAACTTTGGACTTTGCTTCTGGGCATAGAAGTCCTCCTTTTTTATCGGCAGAAATAATAATTATTCTTATTTGCAGCAATCAATTAGACATTGGTCTTAGATCAACTCCCTACTATCAACAACCATCATTCCTTCTGCTTCAGGCCATTGATGTCTAGCTTTTTCTACTGCTTTCTTTGCAGAAGATGCAGTAATTAATTCAGTCCTGACTCCTGGTTCAGAATTAGAATCAGAAATCTTAATGACATAAAGCTTTTTAGGTAAAGCACTAGAAAAAGAATGGTAACTCATTCCTTATTCTCCCACTTATCTAATTCAAGCATAAAGTTAGCTGTCTCAGCAGCAAACTTAGGGCTTACAGTTTGAGCAATCATAAGAATTGCCAACTGCTTTTTTTCTCCCTCTGGTAGTTCAGACAAAATGTCTAGACAGTCCTTAACTTTGTTAGAAATGCCCGTGAATTGTTCTTTGTTAATTGGCATCAGTTTTCCTCCTTATTGGAATAAAATTCAATTAGGTCAATCTCTTTGGTGTAGTTTTGTTTTAGCCATTGATTCAATGCTTGAGTTACTACTGCAGCCATTGAAGATCCTTTTAATTGAGCTAAGTTTTCAATCATTCCATGTTCCATTTTACTGGCTGGAGTAAAAGTAATTCTTTCAATACTTCCATTTAAATTAGTCATTAGTTTTCCTCCTTTAGTGTTTTTAGGTCTTTAAGAATTGTTTTCATTTCTTCTGCTAATGAAATTAAATCCACCTCATCAAAAGATTTATAAAAAACCTTTTGAAGTTCCCCTACCTCCCATTCTTGAGTTGTGAAAGCAGTCTTACAGGCTTTACAAAGCCTCTTACGTTTTAGATAAGGAGTTTCACCCTTATTACGTGTCTTAAGCACAACAGCACCTCCTCCAGAAGAAGAGATGCTATTGGACTTGCAGTTAGGACACTTCAACATGATTTAAAAAAGCATATGAAGAGTAAAGAAAAATCCGGCTAGGGATATTAAGACAACTTGCCTTTGACGCAAGGTACTTAACTCCCCCTCTTGACTATCAATAATTTCAAGAGCAGAAGAAACTATCGCCTCCTTTGTGGAGGACATAGTGATGTTAGTTTTCATTTGATAAAAGATTCTGGGTCTTTTTGGAACTCATGAGAGCTCCATTAAACATTAAAAACGCTTAAGGGAACCGTCAAGATTTGAGCCAAGGGATATATAAACCTTTGAAGCAATAGAAAAAAAAGAAGAGAGGCTAAATCAATAGCCTCTTTGGTTGGTTACTTAAGTTTCTTTATCACAGAAACTATGCCAAGGTCTTGGTAATTGGGATAAATAAGTCAGACAAGCCTCATGAGTCATAGTGTGATCTTCTCTATATTCAAGTTCTTTTTCCTTTGACCAAGAAAAAAGATTAATCACTTTTACTTTGTCTCTGAAGCATTCAAATAAAACTCTTTCGTCATCACGAATACGAGAATCATCAACCTCAAAACCAAAGTGTGGTTCTTCTTCAGGGTCATAATCTTTAGCTTGTTTTTGTGGCCCTGCATAATGAGAAATCATTACATCGTCATAAGCTGAATACTTTTCCCAAAGATCTATAAGACCTGGTACATATTCGGTGTAATAGCTTTTAAGGTCTACTGCCATAAGTAATTAAATCAGTTGTAAAAGGCTCGAAGAAGAGCCTATAAAAGGGCCGTAGCCCCTTTAGAGGATCATCTTGTTTAGATCTTGTTAAAGAGCCAGGCATCAGCTGCATAAGCTTTTGCTGCTTGATATTCTTTATCGGATAATTCCCGATAATCCTTCTCTAGTTGCTTTTGATACTCTTCAGCAGAAGAGCCATAAGCCTTTAAAAGGGTTCTTTCTTCCATTGGTTTAAAAAGATACTTGGATTAACTTAAGACTCTACTGAAGAGCCTGTGGAAGGCTTAACAGCCCTCCATAGGATCATCTATGGCTAACAGAACCAACGGCATTACCATTAATGTCTCTTAGCCTGCTTTCTAGTTCCCATTGACTTTCAGGGTCTTTTACTTCCTTGATAGCGTTAGCGTAAGATTTTAAAATCCTTGCTATTTCTGGGCCTAGATTCTCACCTTCAAAAGCTGCGTTATCAGTTGATAAAACTAGAGTTAATTTAGTCATGACTAAGAAAAGTCAGGAGCTAAAATCCCATTACCACCCCAATCACGATGTATTTGTAATTTGTTTTTAAATACAAATTCATCATCAATCTTTAAGGCATAACCCCTGGGATCATTATTCCAGAAAATTTTAAAGTCTTTAATATTTTTAAGGTTTAATACCTTGCAAACACTTTTAAAAACTTTTTCTACTTCAGCATTTACATCAATGCCGTTGTAGTCATCTTCTGCTAATCGGTGAGCTTTATTCTCTAGTCTAAAAAGCTGCTTACACAACTTGATTGAATCAACATCATTAGAAAGATTAAAGATGACTTTTAAGTCTTCTCCATGCTTTTCTATTTGTTGATACATCTTCTCTTTTGAAGAAGTAGTCATAAGTTTTCAAAGGTTCTGGGACTTGCTACCAGGTCAGACCTAATAGCTGATCTAATTATATCTCTACTTAGTGTTTGTCTAGCCCTACCTAGTACCCTTTGTATCTTTCTTTACGCTTCTTTGTAGCTTCTGCTTCTTCTCTTCTTTGACTTCCCTTTAGTAGCCCTATTGTTTCAGTTTGTTAAGGTGGACTTGATTTGTTTAAAGGGCGGGCACCGATTAAACACAAACATAAGTATAAATACCTAAAAAACAGTAAAAACTGCCCGATTCCCCTCTTTACTGGATTATAAGTCCAGTTGGAACCTAGTTATATCAATAGTTTAGAAGGATTAACCTTTTATACGCAAAAAAATAGACCCTTTAGGGGGTGATTTTATTACGTACGTAGAGATATACCCCTTCAGATTTTTTCGCCAAAACATTTGCCAAACCAAAGGGGAGTCCAACAGGGAACAAAAAAAGGTCAAAACCCACCAACCAACCCCTTTAGAAAGTCACCAAAGCAGCCCAGATGTGCGATGGAAGTTGTCTAAAGCCTGACCTTAGGGGTAACTATAGGACTGTTATAGGATAAAGCTATAAGAGGGCTATAGGAGTATCTATAGGATAGTTATAGGAGGGCTATAGGATTGTTATTGGTTTAGAAGAATAGGAAGAAGTAGAAGAAGATTCTCCTATTTTATTATCCTTTGAAGGCTAGTATTAGTCTAGTTTGTGTCTCTTTGTACCTCTCACCCCCCTTTCCCCCCTCTCTCCAATAGTGCGTGTTAATAAGAGGAACTTATGAATGAGGTATCTGAATCATTAGTTTGTTTTATCTGTTCCATAGACATACCTAGGGCTGTTTGAGTGATGGTGTTATTGAGGGAGGAACCCCAATTATCTAGGTGAAGGTGTAGTAATTCATCTTTTCTGCTTTTAATATTTCTATCTTCATCAGCAGACATGTAATCAGTCCAATAGGAAACTGCACCAGATAAAGCATCAAGGATGTCATCGTGTACAAGGGAACCTTTGTGACGGGTTATGCGGGACATTTGGTAAAAGAGTTGAAGTTTTAGTTTTCGTTCAGGAGCTTCGTTAGGGTTTGACCTGTAATCTTTGTCAACTACTTTTCTGTCGATTATTAGTCTGTGGGAGTTCATGACAGGTTCAAGGGTGTCTATGATTCTGAACTCTTTAGTCTTGTTGTTTCTGACGTTTTCTACTTGGCAGGGGTGATAACGAGTTAAGTAAGGTTTTAGGAGTTCAGCAAACATGCCTCCTCCGAAGTTTTCTTCAACGATGATGGTATTTACTTTGTGATCTCTAGCAAGTTTGGATAATTTAGTCAGTACTGGTTCGTCATAACCCCCTATAAGGCCTCCTGCATCGCTTACAAAGAGGTTTCCATTAAGCATCTTTACGATGGCATAGCCAGTAGCATCTTTACCCTTTCCAGAGGGGTCAATGGACATTACTGATCCGGTGTATTCAATCCAATCACCAAATTCTTGAGCAGGTCTGTAGTATCTGTCTCCGTTAAAACCTACGCAAGGGAGATCTGGAAGGGTGTATTCAGGAGAATTAGACCAGATAACTTTTTCTGGAGCATGTTCTGGGTTAACTGATGAAATTATTAAGTCAGAAAGTTTAAGAGGGTATCTGTCTTGATCGGATAGGGAAGTATCCAACATGAACTGTAGAGAGAAGCCAGAACGTCCATAGGAGGCTTCACGTTCCATTAGATCTATGCTGTTGAATCTTTCTGGGTCAACAGGATCTTTAGGCTTTACAAGCTCATCTAGGAGCCTTTGGTGAAGTTTAGGAGCAAGTCTATCTCCGTAGTTATTTCTAAGGGGTGGGTATCTAGCAGGCCAAATGCAGGTGTTATATCCTCGTTCTTCCAAGGTGCCATATAAGCTTTGTTCAGTTTGAGGGGTACCAAGGAAGCAAATCTTTCCATTAGGCTTAAGGATTGCATCAAATTCTTTTACAGCTTCAGAGAGTTTGTCTCTCATCGGTTGGGTAAAAGAATTATTAGGAACTTCTACGTCATCTGCTACGACTTCATCAGCCCTAGACCCAGCCATTTGCCCTAAGACCCCTACAGACTTCACAGAAGGGGCATGGTCAGCTCTTGCTGGTCTTACATCAAAACTAATCTTACTGTTCCTCTGAGAGGCATCTGGACGCAATGGAGCTAATATATCCATTTCGGTTATAAGTCTCATTGTGAAAGTAGAGAAATTATCTGCTCTATCTTTTGAAGCTGAAACCACAAGGAACTTTAGTTGTGGGTCCATCCTTAACTTCCAGACCACATAGGCAGAAGTAATCCAAGATTTACCTACACCTCTAAAAGCTTGAATAATCTTTCTTCTAGGTCCGTGTTGAAGGTATTCAGCTATTTCCAGTTGTACTGGTGTTGGATCAGGAAGGTTTAAGTGCCTCCAAGTAAGAATTAGAAAGTATCTAAAGTCTTGTAGTTTCTCTGGTAAGGGTTGCACACTAACGTTCTAAAGGGTGGATAGCTTCTAAATCAGGAAGAGATGCCATGAGATCACCAAAGGGTGATTCTGGTACTGGCAAACATTCAATGCCATTATCTTTCAACATTTGTCTAGCTACATTTAAGTCAGAAGGTTTAGCATCTCCTTGTCTAATACGGTCTAGTAATTCTTTAATTAGTTCTGTATGAAGAACTTCTAATA